GGCTCTGCTCGCGTTCTGAACAATGGCCTCAATGTTTGCTCTGTCTCGCTATACTCATTTTTTGTTTTAATTACTTCGGAAAACTCAAGTAATTTAATTAAACGGCCGGCGATTATCATGCTGCACCCGCTGGCTTTCTGTGGTGACTGATTAGGAAGTCATACCCCATAGGTACATAATTTAGATTTAAAGCGCTTGATGATTCACGATTAACAAACCAGTGTCCAATAAGCATTAACGCCGCCATCTTTAATTCTGCATTAAATACTATTGCGCTTGAAGGCGCGTTTTCGTCGGCATCTAATAGAGCTTGTGTAGCATAAAGCTTGCGATTTACTGATTGCTGAACCGATAAGATGGTTGCGGGTATTGATTGAGTGAACCATCTATCAAAGTCCATTTCTGACTCGTCAATGTTACATTGCAGCTTACATTCAGTAATCGTAATCACGTTATTTACTCTTGTTAAGCGGGGCTTTTTTAGCTTTGTTAGCGTGCGCAGGCTTTGATTTCTCTGCAAAGTTATTCTTTACAGCATAGTCTCGCGCTATTTCTGGCACATCTTCACCCGCTTGTATCTCAGAGTAAATGTTACCGTCTACCATGTAATTGAATTTTTTAATTGCTTTCATAAGTAAAATAGGGGCTTACGCCCCCACTCCTTTTAGCTTGCAGCTTGTGATAGCACTTTAATAGCGTTGCTATCGGTCAGCATTCCACCAGTTCTACGTGTAGTGTAGAAATGAATGTAAGGCTTGTTGGTGAAAGGGTCACGCAATATGCGGGTTCCCATACGATCAACAATGGTATAGCCGCGATTAAAGTTACCAAACAGTATAGAGTTTGAGTTTGCAGCAGATGACGGCATATCTTCGTTTTCAGTAATTGAATAACCAAGGATCGTCGAGCGCGTTCCAGCTTCTAGGCTTGGGCTATAGATATAATCGCCCTCAGTGTTTTTAAGCTTACGAAGTTGAGCAACTTTTAATGTGTTCATCATAAAAGAAGCGCCCAATCTGTAGCCGGCTTTAAGTGAATGAATTAAATCAATCAACTCGTCACCTGTCACCGCAGTAGTGCTAGCGGCAACTTGCTTTTGAAGCGTACCAAATGCGCGGCCTGCATCAGCGGTCGCAGCAAGCGTATATGCTAAGATACCCTTTGGCTTGTTGGTGCCATCACCTGATAGGAAGGCAAGACCTTCTTTGTCATTGAACTCAATAGCCACTTCGTTTTGTAGCCATGCTTCAGCATCAAAGTAAATATCATCTAGTGATCGCTGAGTTGCCGCGGGGTTTGCATAAATCTCACCCATATTTGCAGTAATTTGAACAAGTGTGGGTGAGTCAGTCTTAGGGCGCTCAGCAGTTTCACCTACCCAGCCAGAGGCAGCGCCGCCTAGATTAACTAACTTCTTGTAGTTTTCCGAACCAACAGTGATCGAATTGCACAACTGTCGCATGGGTGAAATATTACGCTCAAGCTCTAAGATTGCACGATCTAGCTCTTCGGGCACCGCAAAGCCACCATCAGCGTTAGCGCCAAGGTTTACATCCTTATGCTCAATACCGCTTGCATCACCTTTACGCATAAAGTTAGCAAAGCCTTTTTTATACTCATCATTCGCAGCGTCAGTTGTACCAGGTCTGCCCTGCTGCTTTTGAAGTAACTCAAGTGCCGATTTAAAACCTTCAAACTCGGTTAACTTTTCGTTTAAACCATCAACCTTCGCCACTAATGCTGCTTTTTCTGCACCGATAGCTTCGTTGTGCTTGTCGTTCTGCGCTTTGAACTCGGTAAACTTTGCAGTAATACCGTCTGCTACTTCTTTAAAGTCTTGATTATCTACAGCCATGATTGGCTCCTATAAATGTAAAAAACCGCAATTAAGCGGCATTGATTATTTGTGTAATTATTAAATTACAATGGATTTTAAGGCTGCGAGAGCCTGTTTAATATCGTTGTCTGCATCTCGCAGAGCCTTAAAGCCATTAGCCATGATAGCTTTTGACTGTGAACGAGAGTAACCGGCATCACGCAGGCATCTTTCAGCTAAGGCAGGCTGACCGATAACGCAGTTTTTAAGTGCGTCCTTCACATCCACAATTTGCGCTGCTTCATTTGCGGGGAATGTCACCAATGAGACTTCCCACAAATCAATGTCTTTTAAAATGAAAGCGTCTTTCTCAGAGTCGTAATCGTACTCATTAAGTGAATAGCCAATTGATAATCCTTTTATTGATCCGGCTTTTAAATGCGCATATGCACGCTTGGCTAATGGATCATCATCAATTAACAAGCGACCTTTTAATACAAGGCCGTTTTCATCTTCCGACATTTCAGTGTAAATGCCGATAGGCTCGTCTGTTTTATGTTGCCAAAGCATTGCAGGCATTGAGCCTTTTTCTTTCCACTTGGCTAGAGACTTGGTAAATGCACCTCGTACTACTATGTCAGAATAGGAATCTTTAACGCCGAAAACTGATCCGTAACCTTCAAACTCGCCAGTTTCAGACAAAGACTTGATTTTAAGCCCTACGTGTAACTTATTCTTGTTCATTGTTTGGCTGCGCCTCTATCGGTTGACCGTTGACCGCCATGTTTAAAGGCGTTAAATATATGTCTCCACCTTCGCGGGGGTTCATATCTTCTTTTGCTCGTATTTCATTAGGTGACAAAGCACCGTTTTGAAGTAGTTTTGTGTAAAATTCTGCGCGTGATTTCATATCACCACGCAGTAAGGCGTTAACATTGAATTTAAACTCGTAGTTAACTTGCTCTGCAGGCGTTAATAATGAAACATTGGCACGGTTTTCTATTCGCGTCAGGTAAGGCATAAGGCTTGATGTAACGAACTCTAAACCCTGATGCTCTATGTTGCTGAATGTTGCGCGCTCTAAGTCCCCTATCATGTGAGGTGGCACTCTAAAAAGTCCGCATATCTCGCTGCGTTGGAATTTTCTTGTTTCTAAAAACTGTGCGTTCTCTGGCGTGATTGCAACTTGCACCCATTCTAAGCCGCCTTCTAAGATCAGAGGCTTAAAGCCATTGCCCGAGCCTTGATGCTCGGCTAGTTGCTTTTTTAAACCTTCGAACTGAGGATCAGTAAGGTTTTTATCAGTCTTAAAGCCACCGAAAGGATTTGCACCATTTTTAAATAGCGAGGATCCGTGCGCCTCAGTTGCCTTTAATAATCCTAGTGCGTTGCGGCCCATGCTAATAGGAGATAAGCCATTAAGTCCATCAGTTGAAAAAAGCTTAAAGTGTAATATTTCAGATTGCTCAAGCGTCCTAACCGTGCCGTTCTTAAATGAAACTTGATATTCAACGGTATAGTCGTCGCGTAATTTAGGTATAACAGCGCTTGGTGATAGTGGTAAGAGCTCTACTACTTTGCCGTTCACCTTGTTTATATAGCTATAATGATTACCAAGTAGGCACAAGTGAGCAATAACAAGCTCCTTCCACTCCTGAGCTGTTTGATAATCGTTTGGCGCTGTCTTCAATAATCTATAAAGAGGATGCTTTTTTGCTTTGTCTTTACCTTCGCCGTTGTCAGTCATAAGGAAAAATGGCAACATGCCTATCGATTCGGATAAAACTCTTACGCACTGGTAAACTGTAGATATTTGCAAAGCGTTGGCAGTTGTTACTTCCACGCCTGAGTCAGTGTCATACCAAGCACCTAAGAGAGACGCTAATTTTTCAGATGTGTCTATTGGCCCCGTATTCTTTTGTGAAAATGGGTTTAGTCTGCTCAATATACTCATAAGGCTCTTATTCTCAATTCTGGTTTAACTTCTACACCTGCAATTATTCGATTAACAGCCATAAACAAAGCCACCATGCCGTCAATTTTGTTGTCTTGGTGTTCTTTGTTCGGGAAATAGTTTTCATTTTTGTCTAGCTTTACGACGATGTTTGAAGCCATCCAATCCATAACAGGGTTTTTATCTTTGCAAAGCTTGCCGCTAACCACTTTAGCCTCGACTTCTTTCATTGCTTCACTAAGGTTCTTAACGGTTTGCGGTATCTCTGCCATTGGTGCGCCCTCCGCTTCTAGTTTTATAGCTAGCTGTGTTGATCCCCAAGGATCAAAGCCGACCGCTTGTACATCGTACTTAGTAAGCATTTCGCGTAAGTCATCAGCTATATAATCATGGTCGATTACATCACCATCTGTTAGCGTTAAATAGCCTTGCTTTGCCCATGTGTCATACATGTTGCCAATGTTGCGAGACTTATTATAAATTTGGTTTTCGGGTAGATAAAATTTACAAAGAAAGTGGATTTTATCACCATCAACAAATGCAGCGACCAGCGCTGCAACGTCTAGCTTATTCGCTAAATCTAATCCTATGTAGCAAGGCATCTTAGTTAGTGCTTCATCTTTTTCACGCGCTTTTAGCTTGTCCCACTTGAGCATATCAAGCCAAGCAACTGCAGCGTTCACCCATATGTTTAGATGCTTAGTGAGAAAGTTATTAAGTGCCGCTGGCATTTCTCGCGCTTTACGTGCGAGCCTTTGCATATCATTTAATTTTTTAGACCTACCCAAATTCGGATTTGCTTTAGGCCAGTTCGCTTCATCGAACGGATCGTCACCTTCATCAAGTGTAAAAATAATACCGAAATAAGTATCATCAATAGCAATACCGCCAAGGATCTTTGTAACATATTCGCGCTGCTCGTATCCAATACCTAACTTGTTACTTCCGGCTGTAGTAATGGCCAGTAGTAAAGGCTGCTCACGCGCACCAGTTGCCGTTTCTATTACATCCCAAACTTCTCGCGTTTTATGTGCGTGAACTTCATCAAGTATGCCGCAACTAACGTTTAATCCGTCGAGCGTGTCAGCGTCAGAACTGAGAGGTTCAAACTTGCTAGCTGATTTTATGTGGTGAATGTTTAACTTGTGAACGCCAAACACCTTTTTTAATGGTGCCGACTTGTTGATCATGGTCCTAGCATCACCAAAAACTATTCTAGCCTGGTCGCGTGTGGTTGCGGCGCTGTAAACTTCTGCACCGCCCTCGCTATCGAACGCGGTCATATACAGGCCAATACCCGAACAAAACGTACTCTTAGAGTTTTTACGCGCGACTTCTATGTAAGCCGTTCGGAACCTGCGATTGCCGTCATGGTTTTTAAAACCGAATATATTAATTATTATAAACGATTCCCAGTCTGACAATATGTAAGGCTGGCCGGCTAACTTGCCTTTTACATGACGAACAAAATCAGGGAAGAAATTAAGTGGACGCTCTGCAGCAGACCTGTCGAATATAAAAGCTTCGCTTGATAAGTCATCAATAAATCGTTGGCACGCTAACTTGGTCCACTTACATGCTACAACCTTGCCTGCCAATACATCATCTGCATACTGGCAACCAAGCTCGAAAGACATTAGACGTTATATTTTTCTAGCGGGTCGTTGTCATCTTTCTTGTCAATAGCTTGTATTTTTGAGCGTGAACTAGGAGTAAGGCCAATCTCCGTTAAATATGCCTTGTGATTTGTTTCAGCGCGCTCTAGTTGTGCAACTTGTGGATATGCTTTCCATAATACTTCACCATCTGGCTTGACTGACTCGTAAGCAGTGCCGCCAAGTTTCTTTATAACGATACGTAGTCGTCTGATCCTTGCGTAGGTTTCACAACACTGTTCAAGTGCTGAGAGATCCGTTTGCGAAAGCACACCTAATTCATCTAGGGTCTTTGCTAAATTCTTCCATTGCGTTTTGGCAATCGGATCTAAGTGTCCAGGTACTTTTAAATTAGCTGAAACTTTCTTAGGCTCAGTTTTATT